GTTGGTTTCGGTATCCACTTGAACTGCGATATTTTAAACATGACTTGATCGCGGAATGATCCAAAGAACCGTGGCACAGACTTGGAGTTAACAAGTTTAGCTAAACCGTATGCGTCAAGAGGTGATTGCGCAGCAGGTGTACCTGTCATCATCCATAGCCAAGTATCCTCAGTAACTAGACGGTTTAGGCATTTCCACCGTTTACTCTGTGCGTTCTTGTAGTGCGTGGCTTCGTCTACAACAATTAAATCAAACCCACCGTTACGGATTTCTTCCTCGACAATCTCCACTCCATCATAATTAATTATGACAAACTCAGCGTCACTGTTAATTATCTTCTTGCGTTTGTCCGCACTTCCATGGGCAACATCAACCTTGCGGTGCATTGCTACTTCAAATAGATCGGCTCGCCAAGCCGAATCCATAATAGATAGAGGACAGATAACTAACGCTCTGCGTATGTGGCCTTGTTGCATTAAGAAGTCAGCCGCCCATATAGCAGATGCGGTCTTGCCTGTGCCTTGTTCGTTGAAGCAAAATGACTTGCGATTAAGCGTCAGGAACTCCGCAGTTGTGCGTTGGTGGTTCATAGGTTTAAACCGCCCCGACCACTTGTATCGTTTTGTAATAGGTGAAGGAGCCTTCACACCAAGACTTCTCAGAGTGTGTACTTCGTCTACACCCCAGCTCACGGCAACCTCGGTTGCACTTACTTCTTTACTCCTTGGTATGGTTTCAGTGATGCGTTTTGGATTGCGTAACTTCAACAGTAACGCTTTATCATTAAATATTTTCATGTTCACTCCGTGTTAGTGTGGCACTAACGTTTTTTACCCTTGCTGAGTGCTCCACCTGCTGCTCTGTTTTTCTTGCGGCTTTGTACTCTCACACCGTCTTTGTTTGTTCCACCTTTACTTAGCGGTTTTTTATGAGCAATATCCTTGCCTTCTCGCTTATCGGCTTTGCCGTTCTTGTTCTTATCTACGCCTTTCTTATCCATCTTACGTCTGGCACGTTGACGCTCCATGCGATTTGCATGTTCTCCGCGTTTCTTTTGTTGTTCGTATTCTTTTTTATAAGGTCGTGGTTTATTTTTGTATGGCATCAATTTGCTCCGTTATGCGGACACTCGGTAACAGGGCAATGTCGCTTGCACAGTCCGCTAGGTTTAGGGTTCCAAACATCATTCTTAAATGCTTCTTTCATTATACCATGTTTAGATAACCATTTCTTCCATAATTTGTCTTTATCAAAAATAGTATATTTGTCCTTGACAAGGTCATTTGCCACTACAAACAATAAACCTGCACGTACTTTATTTATGTCAGGGAAGTGTGCAAACACCGTTAGTGCCATTAATTCTAACTGCCCTTTGTCCGCATACCGTGACGACCTACCAGTCTTGTAGTCAATTACCCACGCAGCGTCTCCAAGCGTGTCCATTATGATAAGATCCGCTATACCACGAAACCACACGTTCTTATCGTAAAAGCCGCACGGTTCTAGGTTCTCAGTCAGCCCCATTTTGCGCTCTGTTAACTTAACACCACGCTTGTCGTTGAGGCTGTCAAGCATTTTCTGTGCAAAAATAAACTTTGGGTTTATTGGTTTTCCCTTACCAATATAATTTTCGGCTGCTTTGTGAAAGGCGCTTCCATAACGAATTGCATCGGTCTCTTCAAAGGGGTACTCCTTTAACACGTTAACATGATAAAACTGTTTCGGGCACGTTTCGAAACCTTTGAGTTTACTATACGACCAAGGGGCTGCGTTCACTCACATTCTCCATAAGATTTGGCGGTACCTGCTTCACAGTCGATTGGTAACCCTGCCGCCCACTCAGGTACCCATCGCATTGATTCTTCAACATATGCTTTAGCGTCAGCGGTTTCGGCATCGGGTACACAGCATACGATTGAGTCGTGTACAGTTAACACCACTTTGTATCTTTTGGCAATCCGTAACATCTGGTCACCTATAATACATCGTGCGATAGCTTGACAAACATTCTCTACGACTTTCCCACCGTAAATCTTCTTTGCTCCTGCACGCACTTTGTAATAATATTGCGGTCCTTTTTCTTCTTCTTGCATGAATAGGTCATGGTAAAACATAGGCAACCCAGAAGGCAGTATAACAGCTTTACCTGTGGGGTCTATGTTCAAGACCCCCGGTTTACCAATTAGCAGCTTATCCCCTTGAACCATGTAACGTAACATATTTTGACAGTTGCGCCACAGTTGACTTATCTTCCAATTAGTATCTCGGTATATGTTTATAACACGCCTCGCTTCGTCCAACTCCATGTCGAACCCGAAAGACTTTAGCTGCGCTTGGAACTTGATTGCCCCCATACCATAACCTGCGCCAAGTATCGTGGTCTTACCAACAAACAGTTGATCCTTGGTAACGTCTTCTACTGCAACGCCGTAGATAGTGGACGCCATCTTTTTGTACACATCCTCTTTGTTAGTGAACGCACTAACGAGATCATCTTGTTCTGCAAGCCACGCCAGTACACGCGCTTCGATCTGCGCGGAGTCAGCTTCTATAACCGTATGACCTTCGGGTGCTATGATTGCGCTCTTCAACGCTTTAGCGTTTGGTCCTCGGCTTGGTAGATTTTGCAGGTTTATCTTATCGTCACCGCCCCATCTACCTGTATGGGCGGCGTAGTATCTTACGGGTACAGGGAGCGGCCCACGTTTAGATATACCTATAAACCTCTTAGTACGTGTTTCCTCTAAGGTGCTTTTGGTACCCAGACGTGCAGCGACTAAGGCTTGAACCTTATCATCATCATGCTCAAGCAACGCTTTGAACTCTTCATCGCTTTTCGCAAAGGCATAGGTTTCTTTCTCAGTGGTGGGACTGATCTTCGTTGGTGGTATAACATCTAAACTTGTTAACAGGTCAGCAAACTTCTGGTTAGACATCAAGTCTTTTCTGTCTTCAATACCTGCTTCAACCATCAACTGCGCTTTTCGTTCTTTGACGTTTTCAAGGTGTTTATTCAACAGACCATCGTTCAACTCTAATGTCGGCTCGGTAAACATACGCAATGTAAGATCAATTAACTTTAGCTCCTTACGCGGAAACTTACGCGCCATGATATTAAACAGTCTATAGGTTAGATCAACATCGTTAACACAATAGTCGCCATATGTTGACAACTCATCAAGAGAGAAGTCTTCTCGTTGCTTACCCATGGCACGTACGACCTCAGTGCCTTTTGTACCTACGTCATATCGCTGTGCAACGGCTTTGAGTGCAGCAGACGTTTCCACACCATGCAAGGCTCTCGCCATGTGCATCGTATCGGCTAACGCTTTTGGGTGTATATCAAACCGCCAAGATAGTATCGCACCATCAAACATAGTATTGTGTGCTAACACCAAACTATCAGCCCAGTTAAACCCATGAAGGTAGTCTTCTATCTGTTTGTGTGTGCCACTAGCCCACTCGGTTTCGGCGCTGTTTACTTTGACACCCACACCTATAACTTCAAAGCGTGGGTCACGCACATACTCTTCGGTTGTCATTTTGGAAAGACTGTACTCACGCGAATAATATGTCTCAAAATCTAACGTGATAAGATCCATCAGTCTTCCTCCGTGAGCTTGCTTGCTAACTCGCCACCACAAGCCATATACCCACAGGCATCTACCCAGTTGTCCATATGCTTCGGGTTTGATCCTATCCTTGCAATTTTTAG